ACCGCGCCAAAAAGAGCAAGGCGCGCGTGACGGACCTTTACGATCTGGCAAAGCAGGTGAACACGGCCTGCCATAAATGGGAAAGGTGGTTGCTTTGAACCTCACCGGTCGCGGTCCTCTTGGGTTAAAACAACCAAAGCCGGAACGCGGCACAGCAAAGGCGCGGGCTCACATGGCCCGCGTCAAGCAGCTTCCATGCGTTATATGTGGCAAGCCCGGCCCGTCAGATGTGCATCATGTGATCTGTGACCGATACGGCACCAACAAGGCCAGCGACGTTGATACCATTCCACTATGCAAACTCTGTCATCAAGATGGTTTGATGGCGATACACAACAACAAACGGGCTTGGGTGGAGCGCAACGGCCCCGATCACGGGTTCCTGCCCCTAGTCGCTGAGATGCTTAGATAGGTTGTCAGACGACAACTCTGCGGCCAGCGCAAAGTATCCGCAGCCATCAACAAAACTGTCCCGGTGCGGACCATTAGCCAGCCGGGCCAGCTTTAGGCCAGCCATACACAGCGCAACCTGATCGGGGCGAACAGGATGCCCCAGAACGATTGACCATATCTGCGCAATGCGGGCGAAGTTTGCCTGCGGTGTCCCGTAGTCTGCCTGGCGGTCGCCGTTCACCAGCGCGTCAGCCTCGGTCAAGATCCGGCTGCGTTCTTTCATGCTGAAACCCTGACCCTTTGTATCTCGCCCTGATCGGCGTCGAATGTAATTGCTTCCAAAGATGCCCGCGCGGAATAAGCATTGCCTGCCGCATAGGCGTCCTTTGCCGTGATAGCCCTAAGCTGCATCCATTGCACGCCGCCAATGTCGGCCATCTTTAGATGATGCAGATGCCCGGTGAACAGAAACCGGTGACGGGTCTTGCCCCAATCTTCTGCGTGTTCATCCGCCAAGAACATAACCATGCGCTCTGGCTTGGCCCCGTGACCGTGGTGCGCAGCGACAAGGCAATTACCGTGCCGCATCACGAAAAACTCACCCGGTATTTTCTGGACTTCAATGCGCGGGTTTTCGCGGTAACGCTCATGCAGGGCAAACATGATCGCCATGTAAGCCGTTATATCATGGTTTCCGGGCAGAATGCGGACAATGACCCGCGCGTGCTTCTGAGCAGCATATTCGATGCCATAGGCCAGCGCCTGTATTGTCACGTCCAGCGTCTTGAAATGCCGAGTATCCACATCAAGAACATGCTTGGATCGGGGCGTCATGTTTTGCTGATCGTCGGCGTGAAGCAGATCGCCCAGCCCAAGGATGACAGCCGTTTCAGATGCTGGCGATGCCTCAACAGCCCGGCCCACCCATTCGCGCACCCGATTGGTTGCAATGTCGGTGTCGTAATCTTCGCCCGTTTCTTTGCCCCACGCTCTCATCCCAGCATGAACGTCAGCCAAAGGATACACGGTCAGCAGGTTGGCAAGCGTCTGTTCTGGTGCCGATATTGGCAATGCAGGTTCCATGCCCTCCAGCGCCGTCCGCAGGCGGTCTGCGATGCTGTCTGGCGTGTCTTGCTCTGGCTTCAACAGCGTTGAATAGCTTGTGCCGTCTTGGGATTTGGTCTTGGCCCAAACCAGCGCAGGAACCATTCCCGTGTTGACCGCGCTCATGCTGTCACGAACCGCTGGGTCTAGATGCATCCCTAGCTTCTTTGCTTTCTCCAGCCGAGATGCGTAGGTGTAATAATTCAGCCCAGAAGCGTCAGCGGCCTTGCGAACGGATTTACCATGCTCACGCCAAAGGTCAATCGCCTCCTGCAACAGAGTTGGGTCAATAGGTGGTGTTGGCATTTTTAGCCCCTTTCGGTGCAGGCCGCGTCCAGCATGGCCAACAGGCGCGCACCAGTCACCACCGATAAATCCCCACCATCAGCGATAAGCGCCGTTGTGTGGGCGTCTCTGGCGGCAGACGATCCGTCACAGATCGCGTTGCTTTGCACGGTCGCGCAGCCAGTCACGAACAGCGTCAGGGCTGTCAGGCACATCGGCTTTGTCCATGCGTTCACGGGTTCCAACATAGCTTTCCAGTTCCCTACGTTTTGCGGCTGCGGCCACGCTGGACCTTCCGCGCCAGTATGTTGCGGCGAAGGCGATCAAAAGCGCACCAGCGGCGGCAAGCCAAAGTTTTATGCGCAGAAACATTCAACGCGTCCGACGCCAAAACATGTAGCCAATGAATGCAGCGGCCACCACAACGGCCACAAGCTGTGCCGTGGGAGCCAACTGGCCCAAGATCGGCAGATAGTCCGCAGCGACCGCTACAGCGCCTGCTACACCCGCCCCAGCGGCTGCTTTGGCGTCCGTGTCCTCGGATAGCCGCTCAGGCTGTCGGGGCGGCTCTACAGGCCATGTGGTTGCCGTGATCGGCCAAGGTGTTCCCCATGAACGCGGTTCCGCCGTGTCAATGTGCATGAACCCAGACTTGGGATAATAACCAAAGCCCGTGAAGCCAACCGCGCGGGCCGCCGTTTCAAAGGTATGCGGATCGTGGTTGTCCATCCTCACGTCGAAGGCGATGCCCTCCATGTGCTTTGACCGCTTGGCACCACCGACATTGCGGTTATGCTCTGGGCTGCGATAGGCCGACGTGATGATCAGCGGCTTGCCAAGATTGCTGCGAAGGCGTTGCAGCATGTCCATTGCTTCCGTCTCAATGGTCAGCTTGCCGGTGCCTTTGCAGGCGATCTCGCGCGGGCTGAATGATTGCCACGGCCACTCGGCGGGCGGAACTTTGCTAAAGTGAGCGTATGTGCGCCTCATTTGCCAACCTTTCCGATGAGTTGCTTTATGTCAAATTGAATCTCCGCAAGGACGTCATGGATGCGCTTGCGGTCCTCGCGTGCTGCGTCCAAGTCCTCTTTGCGTTGGTTCCAAAGCCGCTTGATCTCGCGTTCGTTTTGCAAGCCCTTGCTCTCAAGCCGGATCATCCAAACCAAGAAAGCAACGAAGCCGACAGCAACCGGCCATAATGTTTTAATAAATTCCATCGCAGCACCTCAAGCTATGTCGGCAATGATTTCAACGCGAATGTAGCCGTCGTTCGGAAACGTCTCAACGGTTGCGTCTGCATATGTCACCTCGAACTCAACCTGATATGAACCGACCGTCGCCGTGTCGGCGGCCTGCCAGTTGTACCGGACCAAGCCCGACAGCGGCGTCACGATGACAGCGGCTTGATCTATCGTCACTTGCGTTGACCCGATTGGCCGCATATGGAAGCGCACCGAACCTCCGTTTACGCTGACCGCATCGCCGTCGGCGTCCTGCAACGTGGCCAGCATCGCCGGGCTGGTGTCGTTTTGTTTGATCGTGAATGTCGTCATCAAGCTGCCTCGTTTGCGCCCGCGACAATCACGCGGCGCGGTTAGGTTTGTTCGCGGCGATTATACACACGTTTGGCGCGCCCGTCACCACATGGATGGCACGCCCAACGCTGGGGTTGAGCAACAGCGTGCCGACAGTCGGCTGGCCCGTTGTGATCGAATCCGCCTGCAATGTAACGATGACAACGCAGACAGCAGGCGCAGCCGTCGGCTGGCCCGTTGTAACCCCTGTGGGAATTAGAGCGTGATCCTGGGCGATGTCAGGCTCGCCCAGCGTTGGTTGGGCTGTCTCAATGCTGTCAGCCGCCAGAACCGAAGTGACCGCGGCAGCAGCGGCCTGCACTGTCGGGGGCGCTGTCGTGATGTTTGCCGCGGTCAGGATGTGCGTCTGCGTTGCGCCAGCTTGGCCGACAGTCGGCTGGCCTGTTGTAACCCCTGTGGGAATTAGGGAATGATCTTGCGTAAGATCGGGAGAGCCTACTGTAGGGACACCAGCCGTGACAGGATCAGCATTAAAGGTCTCCTCTTCCGACATCGTAATTGATGGGAGAGTGGGCTGACCTGTAGTGATAGCAGTAAGCGTAGTAACCCCATCATCCGCAAGCGGTGCAGAGGCGAGGGGGCTAAAACCTAGCATGGGTTACTCCTACGGTTTAGTGGGCCACACGACACCAAACGGGAAACCAGCTTGATCTGTTACATCGCGCAGGGCTTGACGGTAGGTTGTCATTGCCTCGCTCATGGTGTTGTCGCTTAACGCTTGCCAGTCTGTTGCTTGCAGGAGTTGGTCACGATGGTTGCGAACCGCTGCCTCTGCTTGATCTTGTGGCCTATTGACGACCGTGTAGCCAATGAACCAGCGATTACCGTGAATAGGCTGACCTACCTGAGACTGGTCTACCTCGCCTGTGATATGGTTTGTGGCGTCGTATTCTGTCTTCAGACGGATCACCTCTTTGTGAGGCATATCGCCCATTACTAAATTTTGTACCAACGGCTCATAGGCTGGCTTAGACAGTTCAATCACTGGATGCACCAGATGGCGCTTCAGCATCGTGTCAGGAATGATGCGAGGAAAGCTAGTCTCAGGGTGGTCACGACGAAATTGCCCGATTGTGTAGGGAAATTCTACGGGCTGGTCGTTTGTGATCTTAACGTGCATTTGGAGCCCCTATTTAGCTGAAGTTGTCGCCTACCACGCGACCGTAGTAAGTAGACCCGCCATCAAGCGTGAGGAATCTTAGTAGGTCTGTCTCACCGTCAGCAGGGGCGGTAGGTGGTGTACCTGCTGGCCACTCGACAGACGCAGGGTATGTGAAGGTCGCATCTCCGACAAAGCCTGTGGAGTATTGCCATATTGCGTCTCCGACAAGCCCAATAACGTACATTTTTGTCCCATCAGGTTTGAAGAAGATGCTTTGTGGATATGCTTCTTGAGCAGCAACACTGAAGTTCTGAAGGTAACTAGCTGAAGAAACATCCCAAGCTGTGCTTAGGTCGTACTCATTTACGTCGTCTCCAGTAGTCCCAATAACATACATCTTTGTGCCATCAGGTTTGAAGAAGATACCGGTTGGAGCTGTTTCTTGAGCAGCAACACTGAAGTTCTGTAAGTAACTGGCCGACGTTACATCCCAAGCTGTGCTTAGGTCGTACTCATTTACGTCGTCTCCAGTAGTCCCAATAACGTACATTTTTGTCCCATCAGGTTTGAAGAAGATGCCTTGTGGAACTGTTTCTTGAGCAGCAACACTGAAGTTCTGTAAGTAACTAGCCGTAGTGACATCCCAAGCTGTGCTTAGGTCGTACTCATTTACGTCGTCTCCAGTAGTCCCGATAATGTACATTTTTGTCCCATCGGGTTTGAAGAACACGCCGGTTGGATCTGTTTCTTGAGCGGAAACACTGAAATTCTGTAAGTAACTAGATGAAGAAACATCCCAAGCTGTGCTTAAATCATACTCATTAACATCATCTCCAGCTTGCCCAATAACGTACATTTTTGTCCCATCGGGTTTGAAGAACACGCCGGTTGGATTTGTTTCTTGAGCAGCAACGCTAAAGTACCCTTCAGTGGGAAAATCAAAGCTGGCAGCGCTTAGGTCCCAAGCTGTGCTTAGGGTGTAGGAAAAGACTGCATCTCCGCTACCCCCAATAACGTACATCTTAGTGCCATCGGGCTTGAAGAAGATGCCGCCTGGCTCTGTTTCTTGAGCGGAAACACTGAAGTTTTGCAGGTAAGTTGCAGAAGAAACATCCCAAGCTGTGCTTAGGTCATACTCATTGACATCATCCCCACTAGCCCCAATAACGTACATCTTTGTGCCGTCAGGTTTGAAGAACATACCGCTGGGAGCTGTTTCTTGAGCAGCAACACTGAAGTTCTGTAAGTAACTGGCCGACGTTACATCCCAAGC